TATTAGTAACGGTTCACCAGCTACACAGGAGTATGCGTTCTAATGCCAAAAGAGATTTGGGGAGATACGGTAAATGCTGTTATGGATGCCTTGCTCGTTAGGAGAGGTGACGCTGAAATTTCCGCAGAAGAAGCTCATCAGATTTACGGTGGGAACCTTGCTACAACTCTTAATAACTTGACACGCCAACAACTTGTGCAAGTAGCTTTATTGGAGGCATACGCCATTATTGAAGACATAATTGCCCAACAAGCAGATGAAAAAGTAACTTCGATAAATAGAGCAACTAGGAGAGCTAAAAAGTAGCGAGTGGACAATGACGATTGGCGTAATAGAGCAAGTTGCCGAAAGACGGATAAAAAGCACTTCTATGCTCATGAAGAAGGAGATAGGCTACCTATCCCTGAATTCGTTATTGCATTATGTCAACAATGTCCAGTAAATCAACAATGCCTTGATTATGCGTTGAAGTATGAAGGCTATGGATACTGGGCTGGTACTACGGCAAAGGAGCGTCGGGAGATACGCCAAGCCAAAGGTATCGTTATTAACCGTTCCGATAGTAAGTTGAGATTTTCTAGTGATTGACAAGATGGGTGACAATGAGTATTTTCGTTCAGAATTACATTTGGCGTTTGGAGTTACAACCAAGTGTTAAGTATGTAGCTATTGCGTTAGCCGACCACGCACATGATGATGGGCAAGAAGCTAGACCCTCACAAGATTTTTTAGCAAATAAGACCGGACTAAGTGTCCGCCACGTTCGTAGATGTCTAAAAGAATTAGTCGAGTTAGGCATCATCCGAGTAGTCAGACCAGCAGGAAAAGGTCGTTGTACCGTGTACGCATTTACACCACCAAAAGAAGGTTTTGGGCGGACATTTGGAACTGTTGGGCGGACATCTAAGACAGTTTGGGAGGACATGCAGGTACCCCTAACTATAAAGAACCTTAATTATAAAAAAGAGGAAGCAACATTTACAGATGAAGTCCGAATTGCAGCACTTGCGGAGATAAGAAAAACCCTGCGTTCTCCTCGGTCTCGGTAATCAGTTATCGTGGAGGAATGGCAAAAGGTGTTGGAACATTCAAACAAGAGGATTCACCAGACGCACCCCTACCTGAGCTTGTTGAGATTATTCAAGAACTACAAGAAACTGACCGTTCAATTTATTGGAGGAGAGGATGGAATGAACTTACAATTATTCCTTCTCCAGACCAATTTTTGTTACACAACATTGAAGACCATTTTGACGAGTTCCGAACCTTACTGCCCGGTGTCTGCGATGGGTGCGGAGTTTGGGTTGTACGGCGTTGGGAATCCTATTGGGGGGCTCACCCTCACTTTTGCAAACGGTGTCTCAATTCAGCCGTACACATCTTTGAAAAGACGGATAAATGGCCTTCTGCCGAGATACCTGATGGTTTGACGTGAAACGGTCAAGAATAAATCCAGTTTCAAAAAAACGTAAAGCTTTAACTTCCGAAAGAAATCAAACTCGTATGGCGGTTTTTTCTCGTTCATCTAGATGTGAAGCTAACGTGGAACCAATTTGTTCGTATCACGCTACTGATGTTCATGAAATTAAAACCAGAGCAAGAGGCGGTTCAATTACCGATGTAAACAACTGTCTTGCCTTGTGTAGAAATTGCCATAGGTTTATTACAGACAATCCGGCATGGGCGTTAGAACACGGCTACGTCGTACATGCATGGGCAGGAGAAGCGGAAATGCTTGCAGCAAGCAGAGCTAGACGAGCTTGGCAATTTGGAGTTGTTGGTTATTTATCTAATGACGAAAGCTTTTAGCCTGTTGTCAGGGGAACAACTTAAATCATTAGAACTTGAAAAAGACTTCCAAGAACGAGTTTGTACGCTTGCTCGTTTGAATGGTTGGAAAGTCTATGCAATACCCGATTCAAGGCGTGCCACCCTTGCCGGGTATCCAGATCTGACGATGTGGCACGTAAAACAAAAAAGAATTGTTTGGGCGGAATTAAAAAGGGAAAAAGGCAAAACCTCACCGGCACAAGACATAACAATTCAAGAGCTACAAATCGTTGGTTGCGAGGTTTATGTATGGCGACCTTCGGATTGGGATGAAATCATAAAAATCTTAAAAAGATGACAATGTGTCCGTCAAGCGGACAACCTGTTGGTATAGTGGAGAGGTAGCGGGAAGTCCAGTACCAATACATGGAGGCAGTAAAGATGACCAATTACCAAATAAATCAAGAATCATTAAAAGATGCAATGCGTGAAATTGCACGTACACCAGAAACCGTATCGGCAGAATGGTATGCGATGTTCAAAGAATTAACACTCGTTTACGACGGTATAAGTCAATGCGAATTGTATTGCTCAAAAAATTGTTTAATTTTAACTCACATCAAAAACGGTGGCTTAACTTCTGAAATTGAAGAATCAAATGTAGTTTATGTTGCAAATCAATGGAGCAAAGATTTTATAGACGAAATTGTTGCAGAACAAAACGGAAAATGTATGGGTATTTGTTCATCATTAATTAAGCAGGTTAACTAATGCAGACATTTTTACCGTATGAAGATTTTGTAAAAACTGCTTCAGTTTTAGACAGGCAACGATTAGGCAAACAACGTGTAGAAACTTTGCAAGTTCTAAAGGCTTTAGTTACACCTAATTACGGTTGGCGTAATCACCCAGCAGTGAAAATGTGGCGTAACTATGAATTTGCATTGCTTGATTATCAAAAAGCAATTTGCAATGAATGGGTTAATAGAGGTTACAAAGATACGTGCTTCAAAAAATCAGAAGCTTTACTTGATAACTACCCACGTAAAGGATTCACACCTTATTGGTTGGGCAATCCTGTCATACATAAATCACACCAAAGCAATTTGCTACGAAAATTACCGGAACATTATTCGCAATACTTTAACGATGTACCAAATAACCTTGACTACTATTGGCCAAAGGAGGCAAAATGAGAACCTATAACAACATTCAAGAAATTATTGACCACAATTTTGAAGCAGGTCAATTCTATTTTAGTGAAGGTGCAATGCGGTTTTTTAATTCCGTTGTAGCTCCAACGCTTTATGGTGAACATCAAAACATTTTCATAACAAGCGAACAGTTTGATGAAGATACACGCAGAATGTATAGCGTCCATTTGATAGATGAAAATGGAGAAATCCAAGATTTAAGTGAATTTCAACAATTCAAGCACATTAAACAAGCAAAAAAATTCATAGCTAATTATTTAGGGGAGATGGTTAATGCGTGAACCAAGAGGAAATTGTATTCATTGTGACCAACCAATTTCATACGAAGATGTTTCTGGTCAATACATACACAGCGAAGATGGTGTTTTGTATTGCTGGGATGTAACAACTAATAAATGGTCAGAAAATAGTGAGGCTGAACCTAATGAAACCTACGAAAAGGAAGAGGAATGACCACACTTTTTGAAATGTTTGACATAGATGTTGATAAATCAGCCACATTGCAAGACCGATTTAACGCTTTTCATTTAGCAAACCCAAAAGTGTATTCAGAATTACGTCGTCTAGCTCGTATTCTTGTAGCTAAAGGGCATAAAAAAATAGGTATTCAAATGCTTTTTGAACAAATGCGCTGGCAATGGTACGAAAGAACAACAGACCTTTCAGGGTTTAAGATGAATAACAGCTATGCTGCGTACTATTCAAGATTGCTAATGGAGCAAGAACCTGAACTGGCAGGTGTATTTACTACCAGAAACCAAGACAGCACTACCGGAACTCGCAGTTAAAGACTTCCGCAGTGAAACGGCGAACATTGGAGAACCTTGAAAAAATACATTCTTTTTTTCATAATTGCTTTAACCGTTGTATTTTCGTTACCGGCAGATGCAAACGTAGATGTACAAAAACCAGTACCGACAACTGTACAGATTGCAAAACCAAGAGATGTTCCATCTGAACCAGTTATACCGCCAGCAATCATGGCAAAATGGGCAAAGGTAAACATCTGCGAAACAGGTGGCAACTGGCACACTAGAGGAGCTATTTATTCTGGTGGTCTAGGCATTTTAGAAACAAATTGGATGCATTATGGAGGATGGATTTACGGTGCGGAGTACGCAGCCACACCAGCAGAACAAGTGGCAATAGCAATAAAGATTCAAGAGACACACGGATACGCAAATTATGTACCCGACCAAAATGGTTGTGGTCACGGATGGTAAGGGGAAAAATGAAAAAACCACGAATACTTGATTTATTTTGTGGTGCTGGTGGTGCTTCGATGGGTTACCACAACGCAGGGTTCGAAGTAGTGGGCGTTGACATAAATAATCAACGTAGTTATCCCTTTGAATTTCATAAAGCAGACGCTATGACGTACCCTCTTGATGGTTTTGATTTTGTTCACGCCAGTCCACCTTGTCAGGCTTACTCAATTACAAAGCACACACACGGCAAACAACACCCAGACTTGCTTATGCCTACTAGAAACCGTCTGCAAGCTAGCGGTTTGCCTTACGTTATTGAGAACGTAATTGGTGCAGAAATGCCTGGTTCTATTATTTTGTGTGGAGCATCATTTGGTTTAACAGCAACAGATACGGATGGCACACCGTTGGTTCTAAAACGTCACAGGCAATTTGAAAGCAATTTACCTATTGAAGGATTTCCATGTCGCTGCGCTTTTTACAAAGCTAAAGGTTACAAAGTGGGTGGGGTTTATGGGGGGGGGTCAACAGACCGCTTTCATGCAGAAAACATCAGACACGGTGGATACACACCTTCAAAAGCAGTTAGGGCAGAACTTATGAGAATTAACTGGATGAGTATTGCAGCACTCAATCAAAGTATTCCTCCGGTTTATACTGAATTCATAGGTTTGCAATTATTAGTTAAGGGAGATACCAATGAACGAATTTGAACAAGTATTAGACGAAATGAAGGAACTGCATGACCGCAAGCGTTCTGATTATGGGCGCAAGGAAGACCCTTTTGCCAATGTAAGAGCAAGTGAAGATTTTGGAGTTGAAGGATGGGTTGGGGCTTTAATTAGAGCTAATGACAAAATGCGCAGGCTGCAATCGGCAGCCAAAGGCTCAACTCTCCGCAATGAAGGCATTGAAGACAGTCTTATTGACATGGCTGTTTATTCAGTAATTGCTTTAACTATTTACAGAGAGAAAAAACGCAGAGATGAAATTGTTTGGGAAGCTGAAAATAATAAACCTTTTGAAGATGGTCGTTGATGTTACAGGTACCTGTTAAAAAGTAATTAACGAAACAAAGGAGAAAAAATGTTGTGCGAAGTGATAGGCAATACAGATTTAATGTCACGCAATGAATGGCTGGATTTGCGTAGCACCGGATTAGGTGGAAGTGATTGCTCTGCAATTTTTGGAGTTTCACGCTATACAAGTCGTTATTCATTGTGGGCTGAAAAAACTGGCGCAGTAGAACGTTCGACAAGTTCCAACGAAGCTATGGAATGGGGTAATTTGCTCGAATCGGTAGTGGCGGAAAAATTTGCTAGAGAATACGATGCAGCAGTCGTTTCTTGGCCGATGATGTTAAAAAGCAAAAGCCACCCATTTATGTTGGCAAACCTTGACTTTTTAATAGTCGAACCGTCAAAACAATTCCCAGCAGGAAAAGTTACCAAGTATTACAACGAAGTCGAACCTGAAGGCATTATCAACATTTTGGAAATTAAAACCACAGGCATTGTAGGCAAAGGCAACGCTAGAGGCTGGGAAGATGACTTCATACCTAGAAATTATGAGCTACAAGGTTTGCATTATTCCTGCGTAACTGGAATTGAAACAGTTGTCTTTGCTGCGTTGGTGGCTGGTGAAGGATTGGTCGTTCGTGGTCGTTTATACGGAGATGAAGAACGGTTTGATTGTATGAAACGAGAGTCAGCATTTTGGGAACTGATAAAAACCAATAACTCACCCGACCCTGACGGTAACGAAAACACATTGGAAACGCTAGGCAAAATGTACCCTAAACACAAAGAAGGCATAACGGTACAAGCCAGCGATTTCATTATGGAAACTTATACGCAATACGTTAAAACCAAAGCCGAACTAGATGAAGTTGAAGGCAGGCTTAAAGAATTACGAGCGCATTTACAAATTGCCATTGGCGAAGGTGAAGCTATGGAATACAACGGTGCAACAATCTTTACGTATAAAGCAAACAAAGATGGGGAAGCTTTTGACAGTAAAGCGTTTAAGGAAGCCAACCCTGAATTGTATGCAAAGTTTGTTAAACCACGTAAAGGCGCAAGAGTTCTAAGAATAAAAGGAGAGTGACAATGCATTACGCAATAGCAGTAACAGTTCCAGCCGGTGAAAATACAGATGCGTGGATTGCTGAGGTATTACCTGAACATGAAGGCAGATGGTGGGATTGGTATGCAATCGGTGGTCGTTGGGATGGTTACTGGAGAACTAAATCCGGTGAAAAAACCAACGGTACATGGGTTAGCGAAATTGACTGGGAAGGTATGGTTGCCGAACAAATCACTAAAGCTGGAAAAGCTTATGACGGTGACAGTAAATTCATAGACCGAGAAAATTACACTCGAGACGAATACATTAAACAATTTAGAAATGTAGCCACCTATGGTTGGATTACTAAAGAAAATAATTGGATAGACCGTTGGGATGATGAAAACGGAGAAATCAATAATGAAGTTTGGGAAAAGGAATTTAGGAAATACATACAAAGCCTTGACCCTGACGACATACTCGTTTTAGTGGATTTTCATAACTAATGAACTGGCTATTAGCAATGGTTTTTTGTTGGGGATACTTGTTCGGCTGGTTCATAAACCGATAAAACTGGTGTATTTGTGGGAATTTACACAAATGACCGTTAAACGGTAACATGGAAACATGACAGTCGTTGTTGCCCTCGCCACCGAAAGCGGTTCCTACATGGGAGCTGATTCAATTTCCGTTGATGATGACGGATTGTACGCTTCTGTCGCTACGCTTAAAGTCAGACAAATAGGCGATTTACTTGTTGGGTTTGCCGGCAATTGGCGAGCAGGGTATTTAGCTTTTAAGTCTTTGGAACGTATGGCAAATCCAAGCGTTGAGCAATTTGTTAATCAGTTTCCATCTGACACAAAAGAATGGTCGCTACTTTTTATTGAAAACGGCAAGGTTTATGAGGTAGATGATGAAAAATCCATTACCGAAGCTAGAGCCGATAAAGATGGAGCGTACGCAGCCATAGGCTCTGGTACGGCAGTTGCTTTAGGTGCCTTATACACAGACCACATTGACAAAAAAAGTGTCCTAAACGCTCTTATGGCTACTGAAGCGCACTTTACAGGGGTACGTTCTCCTTTTACGGTTTTGGAATTACAACACTGATGTGGTCATGGGTACTGGCTGCCATAGGTTCAACTGGTTTATTTTTTGTAGGTGAGAAAAAAGTCAGAGGTTGGTTTATTTTGTCAATCAACGAATGTGTATGGTGTGTGTATGCCGTGTGTACGCACCAATACGGCTTTATTGCTTACAGCGTCTTGTATCTCGTAATGTATTACAAAGCAATTAAAAATTGGAAATAAAACCAAAGGCAGGGGAAATGTTACAAATAAACCAAGTTAAAATTGACCACTTAGAACCGCACCCACAAAATGTTCGGCAAGGTGATGTAGGCGCAATTTCTGAAAGCTTACGTATTCACGGTCAATACAAGCCGATTGTGGTACAAAAATCAACAAATCGTATTCTTGCTGGTAACCACACTTGGAAAGCTGCCAAATCTTTAGGCTGGTCTGACATAGCGGTAACTTTGGTTGATGTTAGCGACGAACAAGCTTTACGTATTTTGCTAATGGACAACCGAACAACTGAACTTGCCACCAATGACAACGAAGCTCTTGCAAGTTTGCTCGAATCACTGGCTTCCAGCGAAGAAAGCCTTGAAGGTACCGGTTACGAATTGGATGACCTTGATGACCTTTTATCGTTTTTAGCTGCCAATAATTTGAATGACCCAACCAACAATCCTAACGATGCCTCGGCTTATAGTGGCAAAATTAACGTGCCTCAATACGAAATCGTAGGAGAGGAACCAGAGGTTTTAGAACTGTTTGATGATACAAAAACAGCTCGTTTGATTAAAAATGTCGAATCGTCTAATGCACCAAATGACGTTAAAGAGTTTTTGAAATTGGCTGCACAAAGGCACACGGTATTTGATTACCGCAAAATTGCTGAGTTTTTTCCTCACCAAACAAAAGAAATTCAACAGTTAATGATTGAATCCGTGCTAATCATCATAGATTTTGAAGATGCCATGAAAAATGGTTACGTCAAATTGTCAGAACGTTTGGGTGAAATTATGACAGAAGGCGATGATGAGGAATAAGAAAAAGTTTGCTTGTCTAATTTTGACGCACGGCAGACCTGACAGGGTTTATACCTACAACCTTTTACGTAATTGTGGTTACACAGGGCGTATTTATTTTGTCATTGATAATGAAGACGCTACGGCTGATGAATACATAGCTAAGTTTGGCAAAGAAAATGTAATCATGTTTGACAAATTGGCAATTTCTCTTACATTCGATACAGCCGATACACAAAATGACAGACGAGCGATTGTTTATGCTCGTAATGCTTCTTACGGTATAGCTAAGGATTTGGGTCTCGATTACTTCTTGCAATTAGATGACGACTATCACGCTTTTAGGTTTCGTTTTATAGATGGCGAAACCCTCGGTCAAAAACAAATAAAAGACCTAAATAAAATCTTTAATGCAATGTTGGACTTTTTAGAGGACACAAATGCCGAATCAGTAGCTTTTGCACAAGGTGGGGATTTAATTGGCGGTATTGGCTCTAACGCAGTAAATAAAGTTCTGCTTCGTAAAACAATGAATTCATGGTTTCTTAGAACTGACCGACCAGTTAATTTTTTAGGGCGTATCAACGAAGATGTAAATGCCTATGTTCTTGGCGGTATTCGGGGACAAGTTTTTCTTACGACTTATCTGGTAATGCTTGACCAAACGCAAACACAGTCAAATGCGGGTGGGATGACCGAACTGTATAAGGAATCAGGAACGTACTTAAAATCCATGTATACCGTAATGATGGCACCATCGTGCGTCAGTATTCAGTCAATGGGTCCAAGCAACCCACGTTTACATCACAGGATTAAATCCAATTTTGCTGCACCTAAAATCATTAACGAGCGATACGTAAAACAATGAGGGTATTAGTTACCGGAGCTGCTGGTTTTATTGGTTCTACTACCGTTCAGCATTTAGTAGCCAAAGGTCATTCCGTTGTTGGTTTGGATAATTTCTACACAGGCAAACGATTAGTACCGGGTGGAGCTTACGTTGTAGGTAACTGTGGCGATTTGGAAACGTTAAAGCAAATCCCTGAGATTGACGCTTGTATTCATTTCGCTGGTTCTATTGCGGTATCCGATTCGTTTATGGTGCCGGAGCAGTATTACCAAAATAATGTGGCTGAAACTCTAACGTTAGTAAATTACCTGATGGGAGTAGGAGTAAATAAGTTTGTGTTTTCTTCCTCGGCTGCTATTTACGCCAGTTCAAATGAACCTATTGCCGAAACGTACATAAAGTTACCAAGCAGTCCGTACGGTTTAAGCAAACTTATGGTCGAACAGGCACTTAGTTCTATTAGTTCTCATACTTCACTTAGATACGCTGCTTTAAGGTATTTCAATGCTGCCGGTTGTTTGGGAGAGTTCGCCGAAGCTCATAAACCTGAAACCCACATAATCCCTAGAGCCTTTGAAGCTGCTGTTAATAACGAGACATTTCGCATTTTTGGTTCCAACTACAACACGCCAGACGGTACCTGTGTTCGTGATTATGTCCATGTCAATGATTTAGCCAGAGCGCACGTATTGGCACTTGAAGCTTTAGATACGCAAAAAAGTATCGAAGTGAACTTAGGGTCAGGAGTAGGAATTTCCAACTTTCAGATAATGGGAAAAGTCAAAGAAGTGACTGGTATCAATTTTCGAGTGGAGTTTGGCAACCGCAGAAAAGGCGACCCCGATTCATTGGTGGCTGACATAACCAAAGCAAAAGACCTACTTGGTTGGGTTCCTATGGAGTCAGATTTAACCACAATCGTTACTGACGCTTGGGTTGGCTATCAACACGACCATTAACGTAGATACGATAGATACATGAGCAATAGAAATCCTGACCCGGAGCTAATAGATAAAGAGCGCAGAGTGCTTGAACTTCGCCGTGCTGGTGTTACCTATGAAGACATAGCAAAAGCGACTGGTTATGCCACAGCTCAGGGTGCTTACCTTGCTTACGGTAGGGCATTAAAGCGAACACTTAATGACGCTGGTGCTGATGAAGCTAGGGCAGGTGAACTAGACCGACTTGACCGATTACAGCGTGTTTATTGGGCTAAAGCCTTAGATGGTGACTATCATGCTTTGGACAGGGTCTTAAAAATAATGGAGCATCGTGCTAAGTATCAGGGATTGTATGCGCCAGCTCGTATGCAGTTGGAGGCAATAGTTTATGACACAAATACTATCGACGGAGAACTCGCAAGAATCAGAGCAATCCTTGCTAGCAATAGCAACCAGCCGTTACCTTTGGGAGAATCAACTGGCGAGACCGGAGCAGATTCCGAGTGACGGTGACTGGTCTGTTTATCTTTATTTAGCAGGTCGTGGAGCTGGAAAGACCAGAACTGCTGCCGAATGGATAGCTTGGCAAGCAACTCGTCAACCAAATACTCGTTGGGCTGTCGTTGCTGCAACCTTTGGTGACGTTAGAGATACCTGTGCCGAGGGTGAATCAGGTCTTGTAGCCATCCTTAGACGGTATAAAACCTTAAAGCACTACAACCGTTCTATGGGTGAAATTCGTTTGACTAACGGTTCATTAATAAAGATGTTTTCAGCAGACGAACCAGACCGCTTACGTGGTCCACAGTTTCATGGAGCTTGGTGTGACGAGTTGGCTGCATGGCGTTACCCTGAGACATACGAACAGTTGCAATTTACGCTTCGACTTGGTGAACATCCACAAACCGTTATTACAACCACACCTCAACCTAAAAGGGTCATAAAAGAACTAATTGCTCGTACCGATGGTTCTGTCGCTTTAGTTCGAGGTTCTACGTTCGATAATGCCAAAAACCTTGCTCCTTCTGCTTTACAACAGTTGCGTAATCGTTATGAAGGCACTCGTTTAGGTAGGCAAGAGCTTTATGCGGAAATCTTAGAGGACACTCCCGGAGCATTATGGACTTTAGATTTAATTGAAAACACACGAATCAACACACCACCTGAAATGAGCCGTGTTGTCGTAGCGGTTGACCCTGCTGCAACCAATAATGAAAACTCAGACGAAACAGGCATAGTCGTAGTAGGTAGAGGCATAGATGGGCGTGGGTACGTATTAGCTGACCGAAGTTGTCGCTTATCGCCTGACGGTTGGGCTAAACGAGCCATTGAAGCTTATGACGAATTCCAAGCCAGTCGTATCGTTGGTGAAACAAACATGGGTGGCGACATGATTGAAACCATCATTAGGCAATACAGACCAAACATTCCGTACCGAGGTATTGTCGCTAAACGAGGCAAAACATTACGAGCAGAACCAATTAGTGCTTTATACGAACAAGGTCGTGTATCTCACGTTGGCGTTTTTCCTCAACTGGAAGAACAAATGACCGGCTGGGTTGCTGACCAGTCAGACTTTTCACCTGACCGATTAGATGCACTCGTTCACGGTCTTGCACAATTAGGTATTGGTGGCGGTGGATACTCCGATGCCTTCTTCGCTTCGATGGCTCCACCTTGTCCGCATTGTGACCTTCCGAACGCTGTTGAAAGTACGCATTGCTCAGGCTGTGGACAACCACTACAATAAACAACAGCTAACCGAGGAGAAACGTGGCGCTATTCAGCCGTAAGAAAAAAAACGAAACTCTCGTTACGCAAATCGTTGCAGAACTACAAAAGGCAACTGGCAATAACATGGGGAATACACCATACGGCGGTACTGGTTACGCAACCACTTCTGCTGCCATGCCTTCGCAAATGGTTCAGTCTCCCGGAAGCGGTGGGCAAGGATTGTTGCAGACACCCGGCACACAAGCAAACCCATTGCCTCGTTATTCTTACGACTTTGGTTCACAACTTGGACCATCAGCACCGTTCCTACCTGCTCCTTTAGACCCTGTATTCGATGATTCTGGTCGTGCTTTACCTCGCCTATGGGAATACCCTGTCGCTTGGAACCTTGACTTAAATCAGCGCACAGCACCTTGGAGCGTTCTTCGTTCAATGGCTGACCAGATTGACATCATTCACCGTTGTATAGAAATTAAGATTGCTGAAATTACTCGCCTTGAATGGTCGTTTTCGGTAGAGGATTCAACTATTAACCAAATTATGGCAGAGCAAAATTGCTCACACGCCAAAGCAGCACGTATAGCTCGAGAAAAGTATGACGAGGACATTGTAAAGCTTCGTGAGTTTTGGGAGAACCCATACCCACAATTAGGTCGCTCATTTACCGAATGGATGACAGAGTTCCTTTGGCAGCACTTTGTCTTTGACGGTACGCCTGTTTACCCTCGTTACAACTTAGGTAAAAACATTATTGGCTTTGAAATTATTGACGCACCAACAATTAAGGTTCTTTTAGACAATCGTGGTGCAGTTCCAGCCACACCTGCTCCTGCTTATCAGCAAATCCTATGGGGTTTCCCTCGTGGAGAATACCAAGCTTCACCTGAAAGTGATGGAGAGTTTTTTAATGCTCCGGGCAAAAACAATGAATACATGCGTGACCAACTTGCTTATTTTGTGCGCAACCGCAGAACATGGTCGCCTTATGGTTATTCATGCGTAGAAGAATCCATACCTTCCGCAACGCTTTACCTAGAACGTCAGCAGTGGATGAAATCTGAATACCAAGACGGAACTATGCCAATGGCTTTCATGGAAACCGATTCAGACGAAATGGACATAACTCGACTGGCTGCATTTGAGCGTGTTTTTAATGACCGCATAACTGGTTCCAACGCAGAACGCCACCGTATGAAGGTACTGCCGAGAGGTTTTAAACCTGTATTCGCTCCAACCATTGATGAGCGTTACAAAGAAAACTACGACAATTTCCTAATTCTTCGTATAGCTACAATCTTCGGTGTTAATCCATCGGCATTGGGAATTATCCCTCGCTCAGGCTTGGGCGGTGCTGGTGAACGTGAAGGCGAAGCTCAGTCAGCACTCACTACTTCACAAAAGCCGCTTGAATCATTCCTCGTAGAAACAATTAACACTCTTTCACGCCGATTCCTTGACACAGACAAAAACATTACGTTTGCATTTGATGATGATGACGACAACGTAAAAGCTTTAGAGACTAAATCAAAGGCTTATCAGGTATCACTCGAATCAGGTCAAATGACTATGAATGATGTTCGTGGTGAATTAGGTATGCCACTTTACGACATGCCAGAAGCAGACGAACCGTTTATTGTCGCTGGAAATCAAGTCCAATTTCTCAATGGATTACTAGAACAAAACGCAGCCGGTGAAACGGTTGGAATGAAGGAGAACGTTAATGTCGGTACGCAGACACAAAGCCAAAAGCCCGAAGAAACCCAAAGTCCGCAAAGCTCGCAAAGTGGGGATAAAGGTAAGCAGACAGAAGCTGTCGTAGAACAAAAGTCCGTTCACGCAGAGGAGATTTTTGAATTTGCAAGGTTTATTAAGTCTCGTACCAAAACTGGTAAATGGAGAGCTTTCGATTTTGTTACCGTCAATGAGGAATTAGCCGACAAACTAAATAGCGATGCTTATTTCATTGTCAAGGGAACTTCACCAATGCCTGAAAATCTTGTCGATTGGGCTCTAAGTATTACGAAAGCGCAGATAAGCGATAACCCAAAAGGTTTGCTTACTAAGCGTTCAATTTCTGACTTACCCGGAATTGAACATAAACTAAAAATCGAGGAACATTACAAACCTCAGATTCAAAAGGCAATAGCCGACAGCGTTTCTGGCATAGATGCAGCCATTGCACAGGCATTATCAACTGAAAAAAAGGTTGGTGCAGACGTACTTAGCAAAATCAAGTTTGACATTCGACCATTAAAAAAGATAATTACCAATACGCTTTTGGATGGTGGTCTTGTTGGTTCTGCTTATGCTGTTCGCCAATTAGACAAGTATGGAGCTACCGGCGTATCCCAACTTACAAATGCAGCCATTGGTTTCGATTGGGCAAACTGGAAGCCCGGCGACCCTATTGCAGCCTCACTCGTTAGCGATGGCAAACTACGCAAAACACTTAACGGTATAAATCTCACAATTACAGGTATTAAAAAAACCACAGTTGACCGTATAGGTAATTTAATTGGCGATGGTATAGCTCAAGGATTACCAGCAACCGCCATTGGTAAAACCATTGACGCTTTTATTAACGACCCTGCTCGTGCCGAAATGATTGCTATTACAGAAACGAACCGTGCGTATAACGAAGGTGCGGTTGACCAATACTCACAATTTGGTGTATCTGAATGGGAATGGGTGGCGTATGATGACGCTTGTCCTGATTGTTTGGACATTGAAGCGAATGGTCCATACTCAACAAACGATAGTCAAGCAGTTCCACCTGAACACCCAAATTGCCGTTGCACGGTAAATGCAGTAATCTCAACAAGTTAACAAGAGGAGTTTTTTTTATGGCAAAAGACATTACCTACGTAGGCTTCGGAGACTTAACATTTAAGTCAACCGATGACGGTTCGATGTTCGTTTATGGCAAGGCAACTGGACCCGACCTTGACCTTGACCAGCAAATTTGCGACGAGAGCTGGCTAAAGACAGCAATGCCTCAGTGGTTGGCTACTGGCGCAAACGTTCGTGAAATGCACAGTTCAATCGCAGCCGGAGTAGGTATCGAACTTAACGCTGATGGTGATGACTGGTATTTGAAGTCGGAAGTCGTTGACGCAAACACCATGAAGAAGGTAGAAAAGGGTGTCCTTAAGGGTTACTCAATCGGAATTAAGGGCGCACGTATCGTTAAGTCAGATGACGCTCCTAATGGTCGTATCGTAGGTGGTCAAATCGTAGAAGTGTCGCTCGTTGACCGACCAGCAAACCCAACTGCAACTGTCGAAATCGCAAAAGCAGTAAATGGCGAACTCGAAATCAGCAAAACTCTCGAAATGGAAGCTTTAATCCCTGATACACAAATGGCAAAAGAGGGTACAGAGATTCAGCAAGACGTTAATTACAACGAAAGTCATGTAATTCGTGACGGTGAAGACCCATACCCTGCTGCTCGACCTTGCGCTGGTTGCAACGGAACTGGTCGCACAGAACAGACTGACGCAGTATGCGAAGTTTGCGGTGGCGAAGGTTATTCAACTGCTGATGTAATCACACCCGGCAACGACTTCCCTAACATCGTTGAAGATGGAGATGACAAAGCGGTAGAACCAGAAGTCGAGAAAAAAGATTACTCAGACAAGCAACGTCAGAACCTAGCCGACAAAGGTCAGGCACTTCCCGATGGTAGCTACCCAATTAAAACCGTAGGCGACCTTAAAAATGCTATTCAGTCTTTTGGTCGTGCGAAGGACAAAGCAGCAACTAAATCTCACATCATTGAGCGAGCTAAGGCACTCGGTAAAGAGAACCTAATTCCTGAAAACTGGAAAGCTGTTGAAGCAGACGTTGCAAAAGAAATTATGCACAATGCAGATGACTTAAACGCAGTACGTCAATCGCTTATTAACCTTATTCACGCAGAACTCGACGAGATGGCTAATGGTGAGGAAAATGAAATCTGCGACATAACAGAACTCCTATGCGCTTTGGATTATTTCCTTTGCTGGTGGGATGGAGAAGCAGATGAAAATGAAACAGAAGAACCATTTACAACAACAACCGAATCATCAGGAGATGACTACATGGCTTACATTGGACTTGGCGTCAGCGCCGACCTTCTTAAGTCTGCTTCGGCAGATAACGCAACAGACGAAATCAAGTCTGAACTGCGAAACGAAATCGTCAAGGCTTTAGGTCTTGAGGAAACCATCACAACAAAGGCTGAACTAGCAGAAGCAAAAGAGGAGCTAAACCTCCTGAAGGCTGCGTTAGATGAAGTGCGTGAGATGGCTGCACCCGGTGGACCTGTCCTCCGAGCAACACAAGCACAAGCAAGTAAATCTGCTGACGCTGAAAGACTACAAAGTGAAGCTGGTCGGTACCGCAAGCTTGCTCACGAAGTAGTTGACCCATCAATGAAGGCTGGATACTTGAACAAGGCTGCCGAAATGGAAGCCGACGCCAAGAGAATCCTTCAAAACTAATTTATCTAGGAGATAAAACTAATGGCATTTACAGCCCCATCATTAGACCAGTTGTTCGGCGGACTTCCTGCTGAACAGCGTCTTGACCGTTTCGAAGCTTACAAATCAGCACTTAGCGTTTGCCAGTCAAACTCACTCCGTGCTGCTAAGACCGGAACAGTATCATTTAATGGTAATTCACTTGTTAAGAGCGCCTCTGTTGAGGAGCGCATTGGAGAAATCCGTGACCTCGTAACTAAGGGAATGTCTGCTGACCAAATTGGTGACATCACTACTGCACTTGACCGTGTGAGCGATGTAACTAAGGCTGGCTCAGAGTGGACACTTACCAACCCACTTAACAACAGCAACTCTGGCGTAACAGGTCTTGTACCTTACGACCTTGAACCAGCATTGGCACTTCTTGTACCTCGTTCGTTCATCCTTCGTAACAGCACAAGCCGTATCGGTGGAATTGGTCAGGCTTACGAATTCCGTCGCATCCTCGGTGTAACGAACTCGAACACTGGTGGCGTACCAAACATGAGTACGTTCTTTAACCCAACTGGCACACAAGCTCAGTTTGGTCCAGTAACGCTTAACCGTCCTGCAAAGATTCAGTACGCTGCTGACAAGATTGTTCTGTCACACGTCAACCAAGGTGTTTCTGACCAAGTTGACCTCACTGCTCAGTTCGCTGGACAGGGATACACAGACCTTCGTCAGTTGTCACACACAAGCACAATCTGGGCTCACATGCTCGGTGAAGAGCGCAACATGCTCAACGGACGTGCTTCTGTAATCAACATCAGTGGTGTATCAGCAGCAGCTACTAACGCAGCAGCTTCTGCAACTGGACTTCCTTCAGGAACCGCAACAGCCGTTTACGTAACATTCTCCTCATCAGCAGGAGAGTCACAGGCAATTACAGCATCAGGAACACCAACCACCACAACAAGTTCAGGTATCACACTTGCAATCACTGGTGGAGTGCCTTCTGGAACTATTGCCGTTAACACATACGTAAACTACTCAGGCACTTACTACAAGGGAACAACTGTTCTAACTAACGGTGTAACACCTGCCACATTTGCAACTGTCGCTGCTCTGCCTTCGACTTCTGCTGACAACGGCTCAGGAAACACACTTGGTTACGACGGTTACGTATCAACATTGACTAACCCTGCTTTGTCAGGAAACGTTGTAGCTCTAAACTCTGCTCTTTCACAGAGCGTTCCGGGTAACGACTTCCAGTCAGTGTTCTACAACCTTTACTCAT